GTCTATGCCGACGACCGCGGGTTGGGCGCGGGGATTCATCACGGGGGCGCTGGGACGGTTAAGACTCAACGAGTCGCCAGTCGTGAAGGTGGTTCGTTCGCGTGTCTCGGGTTTCAGCACAATGACCGCACTTCCGTACTGAAGGTTATCGCGCTCGGACGGGGCCTGCACGCCGCCCAACTCAACCATCCCGTACACGGGACGAAACTCAGGTTTCATGTGCGTCGGGTAACCGAATCGTTCGGCCTCCTCTTTGCTCCTAGCCTGCGGATCGTTCAGGCCGCCTGAGCGTCGCGTCTCAAATTGTGTTTTATAGCGGCCATCGTTAAGCACCTGCGCAAGAACGCGAGGTGGCATCGTAATCGTCACGTTGGAAGTCTTGAGCGGTCCTTCAATTTCAGCAACGGCTTCAAGTTGTTGCGGAAGTATCTCGGCGGCCGTTAAGGAGCCGCCACGGGTGACCGCAAGAAAGGTCGGCGTGTAGGTGCGGTCAGCGGCGACTCCGCGAGCGGTTCCATATATTTCACCTATCTGTTGCTCGGTGTAGCCCTGATCAAGCAGACCTTTGATGTCGTAGCGGACGAGCACTTGACGATTAAACGCTTCTTTCGCTAGGTCCGCGTCGCGCTCGCGACTGTAAGCCGAAACCCTAAAATTCTTATCTGTCTGCTCCAATCGGCCGCCCTTGCCCTGACGGCTTTCCTCCGAATAAGTCAAAGTTAACTGTTCTCGCGCCAGACGGGACTCCGCGGCCGCACGCTCATCCTTCGGCGACTTGTAATCGTCTAACACCAATTTGGCCGCACGAATCTCGGCTTTCTCGGCTTCGGACCGCGGACGGAATCCTGCGGCCTCAATCAATTCATCCTGCATATCAGACACAAGCACGTTGACGTCATGGTTCTTTAACTCTGCGCGATGATTTTCCACCCGTTGAGCGAATGCTGCGTCTCGCTCTGCGGCCCACCCAACAAGATATGATCCGTCCAAGCGAAGCAGGTGTTTTGAGTCTGCCTCGTCCATCGTTTTGATGGCCTTGTCGCGGATAACGACGGCCTCATGCTCCAGCACCGCGTTTCGTTCCGCCCATCGGTCTCGGGCATCAAGTCTGGCCTGTATCGCGGGACTAAACTTAACCCAACCAGCGAGCGGACGCCCCTCCTGTGCGGCGACGTTCTGATCGCTTGACGGGCGGGGCAAGCCGTTCACGTACCCCGTTCGCGGGCTTGTCGGCTCCGTGCGCGGCTCTGGAGGCAGCGGTTGAGGATCAGCACGGACACCTTCAGTGCGCAGCCTCTCCTCATGCCGCACCGCCAACCTTCGTACCGCCCCACCGTTTGCGTACCCGAGCGACGCAGCGATCGCTTCCCACGTTTGTCCCGCTTGCCGCATCTCGTACGCCTGACGGTCCTGATCGGGTGACGAGCCTGCGCCTCCCCGACCGACCCCACTCTCGTCCATCCACTGGTTGCCCCTAAACGGATGCCCGACGTAGTCGCCTTTCAGCATCGCGGTCCTCATCGCCGCATCCAACTCGGCGAGAAGCCACTTCGGTGCCGCATCGTTCGCGATCGGCAACTGGGCGAGTTGCATAAGCCTTTGTTGGCGTTGAACTGGGTTGCTGCTCAACCCGAGTTGGAATTCTAGGAACTGGCGGTCGCCCAACGGCAGGTCAAATTCGCGGGCTTTCGTCCAGTCCTGATTCTCGGCTGTGTCGTCAAGATTGAAGGTTGCCACGGCTATTCGTCCTTCGCGCGCACGATGCGAGCCTTGCCGCGGCCACCCGTGTTGGTTGGATAAACGGCGCGATAGTTGGCGCTATCGGTGTATTCAATCAGCAGCGAACCCGCCGAGACGATCGCTTCCTGCTCCCCAAAGCACCCCGACCCTGTGAGCGGCGTGGAATAAATTTGACGCGCTGCAACGGACGCCCGCATCAGAAGTGCCCACAAAGTCGTATTAGTGCTCTCGGTGAACTCCAGAGCGGTTTTGGGATCCGTGGAGAACGCAGTCAAAGGTCGCATTCCTGCCCGCACCCTGATCGCAACACCGCTTTGCGCTTCCTTGTATGCTTTTTCTAGATCATCGCGCACGGCCTCCGCCGCGTTCAGTTCATTAAGGCGGACCGAGGTCTGCCGTGCGTCACTTGCTTGCTGCAGCAAGTCCTTCAAATTCTTGTCGGCTTCCTTAAACGCTCGGCTTGCCTTACCAACCACAGGATCAGCATCAAGCGCGGCATCGCGGGCTTCCGCGAGCGCTTTGTGGCCTAGACCGCGGTACAACTCCACCGAGATGATGCCGCGTGCGGCCAGATATTCCTGAGTGCGGTCATATTGCGACTGCAGAGCGGCGGCGATCACCATCCCTGTCGTCGGATCGTTCGCGATGCGTTGGGTGCGCGCCTGAAGGTCGGCAGTCATCTTTCGGGAGGTTCCCCACTGCGTTTGTAGCGCGGACGCAGGTACGAAGGATTCTGCGCTTGACGAAGGATTTGCTTGCACAGCGACTCCTTCCCCCAGACCGCCACCCCGAGCAGCAATCTCTTGAATAGCGAGCGATAACGCGTCTTCGTCGTTAGAGGAGACGGCCCATCGTTGGACAATGATGTGCGCCAGCAGTGCGACGTCGCGTTGAGATGTGCCGAGGAGGCCCGAATAGTCGGCTACCGTTTGCGTCTCAATGAAACCGATGGCTTCCGCAGCCATTTCGTCGGTGACGCCTTGCTCCTCCATATCAGCACTAAGTTGAGCCACCACCCCAGCCTTCAAGAGTTGAGCGACGATTAAACTGCTGCGAACCTTCATTTCGTCAGTTGAAAGACCGACGTCTCCCGTAAGGTTGTACCTAGCCCGTTCCACGGCATCGTCAATCTCAAACATGTTGGGGTTCGCCACTTTTAAGGATGTCCACGCGTCCACGGATTCCCGTAGAGCGGGGTACGGGCCGCTGCGCTCGCCGAATCTTTCAAGGATTTCCAGAACGCGCGGGTTCTCAATAAGTTGCCCCGCTTGATGCCAAGCATCTTGCAAGATTTGCTTTTCCAGCACCTGCCCAAGTACAGAAACAGGGCCGTTCGGGTTGACCATGCGCGGAGCCCACGGTGCGATCCGTTCGGTGAGGCTGGTTGCCGCCGCCGCGCTCCGAGAGGCTGCCCGTGGCGCGCCCGAGACGTCGGTCCACTGGTTGCCTCGGAACGGGTGCCCAACATAATCGCCTTTGATCACCACTAGCGGGTCAAAGAGGATCAATGGGCGTGGCACGCTCAGAGTTTAGTCCACGATTTCTAGCCAGTAACCCTTTTGCAGAATGAGTTCCACGTTGTCGGTGTCAAAGCGGGTGCCGTCCTCAAGTTGCACGTAACCCTCCCACACGTCGTCGCCGAACTCGTTTTTGTGGCGTTTCGTGGCGAACAGTCGGTCGCCGTCGCGTGTCGCAATGAGAGTGTCGGCCATGCGATGAGCCTAGTAGCCCAGAGCCTCGCGTTGCTGCTCCACGAAATCTATGACGTCCTCAATATCCTCCACGATCAGCACTGCTCGGCAACGGCAGTTCGGGTGCGCAGGTGGCATGACCACCCCAACCTCGTCAAATTCGGCCCAAATTGGGGCTCTTACGCCGTTCATCGGTTCACATATTGGGCAGACCTCGGTCTTGGATGACACAAATTCGGGTGCGGTCCGCCATTCTTTCACCGTTGTGTTCGGGTTTATCACGCCACGTTCCGCGAGTTGTTGCCAGTGAAGGTAGCGGCCTTGATTCTGGGCTGTTGCGGTTTCGGTGCGAGCGATGTTAGACGCACGGCTGCGAATGAGGCGTTGCGCGTAGTTGTCGGCCACCTGCTGGGCCATGACCTCGGCTTCGTCGGCGTCAAAGCCTTCCCCGATCAATCGTTCGTAGGTGGCCTCGTATGAGTTGTCTACCGCGGTCTGCCAGCGATCGTGAAGTCCGACAGTGCGGGCAATTTCGTTCCTTGCCTCCCGAAGCGAGATATCACCATCAAGGACGCGCATGGTCACGTCAGAGACTTTGCGGCGAATGTCGGCATTAACGTTGGCCATCAACTCGCCCGCACGGTTCCGCGCCCACTGGATGGCGCGTTCATCGGAGATGTCAAATCGGTAGCCGATAAGGTTCTGCTGCGCATATTCGGTGGCCTGACTGCTGCCCGCGCGAAGGATTTCTTGGGTCATCGTGTTGACCAGCGGAGTGATGTCCACATCGCGAAAGATTTCGTCCAACGCCTGCACAGCCATAGTGACGGATCGGCGGATGGCCTCCTCCACCTCGGCGGTGGCGAGCGACAAGCGGAGGCGGCGAATCGCTTCCAGCAGGTTGCGAGCGAAGATCACCTCAAGGTCGGACCCGAACGGACCGTCGCGAAAGTCCTGCTTGCGTAGGCGCGTGCGACGCCTGTGGCTACTTCGGCGCAGGGCCATCGGATGGGGCCGATCCCGCTACTTTGCCCGATTTGCCGTCAGAAGCAGGCGTTGTGGGCGCTTCAGTGGCTTGTTGTTCGGCGGGTGGCGGTGTGGGTGGGGGCTGTTGGGCGGCGCCGTTCGGTATTGGCGGCACGCCCTCCTCAGAGTTCTCGTCGCGTTCTGGGAGACCCGACACGAGACGCAGATATGTGTCCATGCCTGCATCAATTTGGAGGGCGCCCGAGGCCGACGCCTTCTGAATGAAGTCCGCGAGGAGGGTGAGGTCCACGTGCGTGATTTCGCCGAACGTCAACTCAGGTAGGCGGGTTGTGTCCATTCCGTTCAGTTTCAGCAGACGGGGGATCGCGTGTTGGTTGAAGGTTTCGGCGATGGTTTGCGCTATTTGGCCGATGGCCGTCGTGAACAGGTCAATTTTGGATGCGCCTAACGCGAACGAGCCGACATTGTCGTGGCCGAGAAGGATGAAGTCTGCGAGGACAGTCATGGAAATGCGTTGGTCGTAGCGCGAAATGATTTTGTCGGTGTCAAACTGTCGGTTGCCGCCAGCGTTCAGGAGTGTCAGTTTGTACGTTTCGCGCCCTTCGGAGTCGTAGGCGAGCGGGAACAGGATTCCTTCGTTTTCGTTCCGTTTAATGCCGCGGACCAGACTCTCAATGGCGCCCCGTGCGACCACTTCAGCACTTGTTGCGGTGGAAGACAACATTGACGGCGGTACGTAGGCGACGGGCATACCTGCCAAGTCGCGCTCCATGCCGACGGCCTCAATCTCTTCAATAGTCTTTTTGAATCGCCACGAACGGTACGCGTTTCGTAAAACGCTGCGACCCTCGGGGTTGTTGCGGGCGGAGGATGCGCGGAACAGCAAAGCCTTCTCAATTGGGATCGGCGCAAGCGGACCCGCATAGGGGTCCATTTGGATCAGTCCGCGGATCCCACCCTTTTTGTCCAGAATCCATTCCCACGTCGTTTCTTGAGCGCGGAGCGGGATCTTGCGCCAGCCGATTTTGCCGTCATCGTACTGCGAACGTTTGGATGGGTCCTCTTGGTCGCGGCCCAGACGGCGTTTATAGACCAGTTCGCAGAACGCGTATCCGTACGGCAGGAACGTGAGGATGTTGGAGAGAGTGGATTCCCACGAGTCCGACATGTCGTAGAGGCATGACTCCACAAATTTGGCGGTGTCATCGTCTTTCTTGAGGGATGTGTCGTCGTCATCTTTGAATGGTTCCACTCGCCAATCTATTTGGATGATGAGCCGCTCAATCGCGTAGAGCATCGCACCGATGACGGGATCATTGTCGGACATTTCGCGGTAGACGCGCGCGCCGCGCAACCCGACAAGTTCGGGCGTGATGTCGTCGTTGATGAACCCTGCGGTGCGTCGCAGTCCCGACGAGCCGAGTTCCTGAAAGTCGTAGCCGTCCGTCTTGTCGGTTTTACTCATCGGCGAAGACCCTGACCGACTCTATGCAGCCGATGGGGACGGCCGACGCCGTGTGGAATTCGTCGCTAAGGTTATCGGTCGGTGTTTGTGCGTCGCTGCAAATGACGACGAAACCCTGCCGTTGACACAGAAAGTAGCCGACAGTGCGCACGCGGCAGATCACCTCAGCGTCCGTGATTTCGGGAAGGTTGAACCAGCCGCGCATATCTATGT